AGATTAATAGAAAATGGTAATCGTGGCAACGAAGAAATATCTATGATGATGCTTGAATATAATAAAGCAGATGGTAAGGTTAATGAAGGTTTAACTAAAAGACGGCAAGCGGAACTCGATCTGTTTACACAAACAAATTCATAAAGGACTATAATAAAAATGTTTAGTGCACCTATTCCTGGTCAGTCATTGACCTCAGAACCAAAGAACTCTCCTTGGGAGAATCCACCTCAGATGAATAAACCTGAAGAAGCTGTACTGTGGCACTTAAAGAAACTTGATAAACCTAAGTCAGTTAAATCTGTGGTAGGTTTACTGGGTTTGGGTTTAGATTTAGTTACACTTACTGAGGGTTTACTTCGTGGTGCTGTTGCTGAAGGTAGGCACAGTATTGATGTAAGCTTACTTATAGCTCCTGTTATACATGAATATATAAAAGGTATTGCTGATGCATCAGGTGTTGAATACAATGAAGGTCTTGATGATGGCGAAGAAGAGTTAGACTTAAACATAGTAGCTTTAGATATTCGTGAAAGAGAAGCAGAAAAAGTAATACAAGAGTATAAAGATAAAGGTACTATAGATATGTCCGAGCTATCTACTCCAGATGAAATGGTAGAAGAAGAGCCGATGCAAGTTGATGAAGAACCTGTGGAAGAAAGTATGCCAATGGGTCTTATGTCACGGAGGAATGTGTAATGGGTATGTGGGGTGGAATACGTCAAGGTATAGCAGACCGAAGAGCTGAGAAGTTAGAAGATGAAAAGTTAAGGTTAGCTACTGCTGCTGAGGAAAGAGCAGTAGAATTACATGATTTAAATATGAGGACAGGTAACTTAGATTTATTTACAAATGCTAGAAAAATGTTTGGTTCTAGTGGTGTTTCGGGTGATGGTAAAAAAGTAACAGGTTCAAGAGAGGCATCTCTTAATCTTTTAACAAATCTATTACCTGAAGAAAGTGAGTTAGCATCTAAACTTGTTAATCTTGATTTAAAAACTTTAAATGCAGGTATAGCTCTGGTTCAGAAAGAAAATAAAGATAGATCTAAAAATGGTTATCCTATGCAACCAGATCAGATTGAAAGTTTATTAGGTGGTTTATATACAGAATCAGCTAAACCAGATTTTGATATGTTTAAATGGGCAGAAGAAAGTGGTATAGATCCAGGTAAAGAATTAACCCCTGGCATAACTTGGAAGCAATACTTTGATTCTGCTCAAGGTAAAGACAGTTATGTGTCTGGTATGTTTGCACCTATTTATGAAACAGATATGCCTACTGCTGCAGAAAGTACTCAAGCAACTACATTATTTAGAACTGAGTTAGAAAACTCTCTTCGTAGTAGAATGGATGATTATAACAGACGTGTTAACGCAGGTGAAGATTTAGGTCAAGCAGGACAAAGACAATTTAAAGCTATAGAAGAAGCATTAAAATCTCTTACAGGTGAAAATAAAAGTACTTATCTTGCAACTAAAATTGTAGGTGTAGAAACCGTAATAGATTTCTTTGGTAGAAATCCTAAGTTTGCTAACGATAAATTTAGAGGTATGTTCAACAGAGGATTAGAGTTTGATTCTGATGCTACTGGTAATTTATTATTAGCTCAAGCAATTAAAGCTGGTGTCTTTGATGAAGGTGATTCAATTATTCGTGGTGGTAAGAGAATAACTTTAAGTGAAGAGATGAAAAATAAAGTATTAGCTCTAGATATTAGGTGATAAATGGAAGAACTTGATTTAGAACTATCAAATATTTTTGATGATGCAGTTGAGGTTCAACAAGAAGTAGATCTTGAACCTACTATACCTGAATTTAAAGATGATAATACTACATTAAATGATACTCTGTCAGAAACATTTAATTCACTACCAGTTGATGATAGTGAAACTTTCTCTGATATCTTTGATCAAATGTTTGAGAACGCAGAAGAAGTACCTAAGCAAAACTTAGGTTCTACTGTTGAAGCTCCTTACGTAACTCTCATGAGAGAAGTAAAAAAGCTAAGTGCGGATGGACCTATAGATGAAGAGGTTGCATTAAATAACCCTACGATAATGCAGGGTATAAAAGATATTATGAAGTCTAGACGTATTGGTACTACAGACTATACAGCATTTGATGAAAAATACGACAGAGACTTATCAGGTAAAGAGTTGTATGAAGAGTGGCAAAACTGGATGAGGTCACTTGAGGGTGGTCAAACTATAACAAGTTGGAATGATTTTGCATGGTCTAAACAGAGTAATGATGCAGATAGATTTTTATTAGGTGCATCTTTAGAGTTGTTTGATGCAGGTAGAAATATATTTGACAAGGATACTAGTTGGACAGAGTTTGGAGATGGTTTAAGAGACTATACTAGAGCTGCATTTTGGGACCCGACTACAGCAATAGGTCTAGGTATAGGTAAACTCTTTGGTACAGTTGCTGCTAAAGGTACTGTAGGTTTTGCTATGAGACAAATAGTAAAAGAGCTACGAGAAGATTTAACAAAGAAGGGTATTACAAAATCTGCTATTGATCAACAGGTAAGAAATACACTTAAGCAAGGATTTAAAAGTGCTGGTCGTAAGAGGTTAGGTAGGCTTGCAGCTATAACAAGTGTAGATATAGTGTCTTCTGTAGGTTCAGATTACGTAAATCAATCCCTTAGAATAGGCTCTGGTATACAGGAAAAATATAGTGCACCTCAATCTGTAGGTTCAGCAATGGGTGTTATACTATTACCATCTTTAATGGCCAGTATGAGGGCTGTAGACTTAGGTACTAAAACAGAATTTATAAAAAGATATTTACCAGATTTTGCAGCTTATCAAAATATATGGAATAAGCTTGGAGGTCAATCTAAATCTACTATAGAAAAAAATGTAATGGATCAGGTAGACTTATCTAAAGTTAATGGTAATCTTAAGTCAGTCTTTGAGAGATTTAAAAATGATCTAGACCTTGAAGAATTTTTACCTTACATGCAAGCTAGAGATGAAGCTGAGAAACTAGTTACTAAAAAAGATATAGCAGGTAATCCATTATCTCAAGAAAACTTTTTTGAAATTACACTAACAAATAATTTTATTGAAGCTTTATCTGAAGCAGGATTTAGATACGCACCTCGTGAAGCTGATGATAATGTATCTAAATTTATAACAGATGCAATGATTTACCTTGATGATAGTACAGTAGATAGTTTAAAGAATGCCTTTACAGAGCAGTTTGGAAAACTACCAGACTCAATATCTAAGATAACTAACTCTAAAGAGTTATCTGCATGGTTTTTAAATCGTGGTAGATCTGCCGGTCAAACTTTAGGTTATAGAAGTCAGATGTCTAAGTTACTAGGTAAAGAGCCTGGAGATATAACAGTCGCAGATCTTTTATCTGCAGCTAAAGGTGATGCAGCTAAAATTAAACCTGGGCCACAACGTGTAAAATATCTCCAGTCTATATGGAAACGTATGGTAACTTCTCACCCATCTACAGTAGGTTTAAATGTTAAAGGTTGGGCCTATACTCATAACATGGGTATAGCTTCGGATGCAGTCATGGGTTTTTTACATGCTGCAAAATTTGAAGGTAAAAAATCAAGAGGATCTTTACTAGGTGCTACACGTAAGGGTTTAAATCTTTTAACACCAGAGGCAACAATAGATTCTGCTGATGCATACATAAAATTATTTCCAGAAGTGGGACAAAGATTATATGCTGAACGTGCAGGTGGTATAGATCACTTAAAGATATTAGAAAACTTAGGGTTAGATCCAAATGCTAAAGTTAATAAACTAACTGAAGCTAGTATTAGTAAACTACAGAAGTTTATGGGTGTTCAACTTCAAGATGAAATAACTAAAAGTATTTCTTTCATGGGTGAGATAGATAAGAATATACAAAAACATTATGGCATGGGTTATAATAAGTTTATGAATCAACCTGATGCTTATGCTAAAATGTTCAGTGAAGATTATTTATCTAATGTACTTGAACCTTCTTTAGCTGTAGCTAAGAGAGAAACTTATTCAACATCTTGGGCTGGTAATCCTAATCAAACTTTTATGGGTATGTTGGCTGATGAAGTTGAAAAATATTCTAATAAAGCTGGTACTGGTTTACTTCTCCCTTTCGGTAGATTTTTTAACACAGCTACAGCTACGTTAGGTGATCACTTACCATTAAATGCCCTTAGACACATAGCTCTTGGTTCTTTTCAAGACAGCAGAGGACCTAAAGGTATAATTAAACGTGCTTTAGATGATAAAGGCACAGAACTTATGGCTAAAGCAACAGTTGGTGCTGGTTTAATATATGGAATTAGTGCTGATGGAGAGTCAAATTTTACTAAGTCTAAAGATAAAGTTAGTAATGGTTTGACTTGGAATCAAATAGAACGACCTGATGGTTCTATTGCAGATATAACTGCAGAATTTCCAGAAGCTTATGTTCAGATAATATCACATGGTCTTGCTCACTTAGAACTTGATGGTAGGATACCTCCAGCTTTACAAGAGGAAGCTTTAAAAATTATGCTTAGTAATGCATTTAGAGACTCAGGTGCTGTATACGAAGCATTAAAAAACTTTATGGGTATAGTAGCTGATGGTAATAAACAACAAGTATATAAAGCTTCATTAGGTATACTATCAGATAGTGTGGGTAAGGTTGCTGCTGGTATAACTAGACCAGCTGAACCTTTTAATCAAGCTCTCATGTTTTACAACGATGACTTTGAACAAAAAAATATTAACTCTGGTACTTCTATGCAAAAGCTTTACAATAAAAGCTTTAGATATATCAATCAACTAATACCTCCAGTCGGTTCAGTAACCACTAAATCCATGGCAACTAAAGATGATACTTTTGTAGACATAGGTAAGACTTTAGGTGGTGTAAGATCAACGTCAGGTCCAACTCCATCTGAAAGAGTTCTTGGTTCAATATCTGAGAAGCCTTGGCAAGCTGTTAAATGGGGTGGAAGCGCTGAATATAAAAACAGGATGAATGGTTTAGTAAGTGAGATATTAAACTTTGAATCTACACTTCTTATTGAAGACGGATTTCTCAAGTTACCTTTAACTAAAAGACTTGAAGAAGTAACTAGGTTAAAAGAAAGAGTTAGAAAAAGAGCAGTCTCTGCAATAGCTACAAGTACTAATGTAAGAGATAAGATATTTTTAATAGAAAATAAAATAAAGAGATTATCTGGTAAAAGAAATAAAGATTTACTGTACGTCTTAGATTATCTTGAATACGATGGTGATATTGAAGATATTAAAGGAGAAGTAGGTGGAGAAGAGAAACTAGAATTTATATTGATGTTACTTGAAAATAAAGATGAAGGTATATTCAGAGACATCTCAAAGTAAAGGGGCTATAAAGCCCCCTCAATCATCATCATCTTCTAGTATGTGATCAGCCCAACCATAAGCTTCACGTTTAACTTCCTCAGTACGACCAGCACCCCTACCACTTGCAAGTATACCCGACAAGGCTTGACCTGTCAGATATAGGCGAGAGGTTAGGGGTTTTTCTTTTGGCCTATTCTTTTTAGTGTAAGCCTTAGCTTCCTCTTCTAGAGGTGGTAAATTATTCTGCTCTGCTTTAGTTGGTCTGCCCATGTATCACCCTATTTATATTTTTCTGCTAGTGCTTCATTCATTCTTTTAAGATACCATTCTGCTTTCTTCATATCCTCTACACCATTACCTTTGTATCTGTACCTGTGTTGATACTTAATCATGTTACCATGACAGTAAGATATGAACCCATCTAAACCAAGAACTTGTCGTATATAATCAATACATTCTATACCATCTTGGTTATAGTGTGCAGGACGTTCTACTGGATCAAATGTTTCTTGATCTTTCATTATGTGAAACTCCTTCCATTTAGCCATTATGTATTCACCAACTCTGCTGATGTATATGGAATGTGAAAGAACAGTTCACCTTTTTGTATGTACCTACCCTTAGCTTCTGCTAAACTTTCTTGAGTTAACAATGTGTCTTTGATACGCCATACTTGTTTCATATCCTCACGGAATACATAGAAATTTAATACCCCATTTGTACCATCATACTTATCCAGTAAACGTTGCTTACGTTCTGGTATACGGATCTCAGACCAATGTGTAGGCCAATCTTCCTTCCAAGCTACTTTGACTTCAGCTTCATTGAAGTATGTATAGCCATCTTTCTGAGAGACAACGTCTACGAAATAGTTCTCTTCGGTATTAACTATAGTATGTCCTTTTGATTCTAAGAGTTTAACCAAAGTATCTTTAGCTTTCTTATCGTAAGCTTGGTACAATGCTCTGCTAAAGTTTTTTCTTACTGGTTTCATCTAGGTATTCCTTTAGTTCTGTGTAGCCCCCAAGGTGAGTGCCATCTGGTTTAAATATTTGTGGTACTGTAGTGTACCCTGATTTACGCATTAAAGTCAACAACCATTTACTACTTGCTGACTGCACATTATATGTTGTTACTTGACTTCCTGCAACACCTCTTAGTAATTGTAAAGAGGCATCACAGAAGTTACATTGGTTTCTAGTTATTACTATCCACATTAAACTAAGTCAACTATCTCACAGCTATCACCACTACATGCTAGTGTTTGACTACCTGCTGTGTTGTCTTCCTGTTCATACTCAGATAGTTTATCCCAATCAATACTATCAGGCATCTTGTCTAAAAGAATGTGATAGTCTGTAGCTAAACAGTCTTGGTAAGGTGCTTGCTGATAAGTGTGCTCATTGAATGGTAAGAATGATACACCTGACATCTCATCGAAATGTTTATAAACAAATGCACCTACCTCAAACCACTCGTTATTCTTTACGTTAATCGTAACAGATGGTTTATGTTCACACCATGATCGTTGATAGGCTAACCACATTTCTAGCTGTTCTATAGCAGTCATATCAGCAGTAACTGTTGCACCATCTGGAGCTTTCATAGGAAAGCTAAACACAGTAGTCTGATCAGGCTTCATTACATCTGGCTCGTTAGGTATACCTTGATCAATCATAAACTGTGTCAGCGGGTCTTTGTTGTCTCCACGTACAGTGCGAATATAATAGGCTGAGTGACGAGCGTGTATGCCACTGCTAGAGTCAACCAGTTGGCTGACAGTACCGCTTGGTTTAACACAGCTGATAGCAGTACTGACAGGGATATCAAGGCGTTCAGCCCACTTAGCATTAGTAGCAACGGCGATTTGTTTGAGGTGTTCAAGAGTTTTCTCCAATCCTTTGTTAGCTTTTGTGGTTAATGGGTTGTCCATAATACCTGTCATAGACACACCAAGTAATCTTTCTTCTTCTGTATTAGTTTGCCATGACTTACGTAAGTATGGAAACTTAGTGAATGATGATTGTATTGTACCTAAGATAGTAGCTATACGTACCTTACGTTCTAAGTCTTCTGTAGTATCATTAGCTCTTACAACTACCTCTGTTAAATTGCAGAACTGGTTCGGGCGTAATATTATCTCACTGCAAGGATTCGTCCCGAACTCATAGTTAGGATCACGTCTACCATTCTTAGCTGCTTGTTTCTTAGATGCTTGTCTGTTGAAGATACCACGTTCACCTGAGCCTGACTCAACTAACGCCATCCACTCACGCATGAAAGATAAACTGTCAGGCTTCTCAGTGTATGACACAGAGTTGTTAGCCAAGGCACGTTGAGGGTCGTTGTCCCACCATGAGCCTGATTTAGCGTGTCTCATACGATCATCAGATAGATTAGATAGAGAGATCATAGCTGATCTACGTACACCACCAACTACAACTACCTCACCAATCTTACACATGATGTCGTGACATTCTAGTGATGATAGCTTACGTCCTTTGGCATCCTTGAATGTCTTGATTACAAAGTTAAACAGATCAATCAAAGGCATAGGACCTGATGCTCTACCACCAAATGTCTTTAGCTTTGCACCTGCAGGTCGTACCTTAGACACATCCCACTTAGGTATCTCACCACTGTATAGTAGGGCAATCATCTGACGTAGTGACTTAGCCCAACCTTCTTTGCTATCCTTAACTACAATAGTTGTTTCACTATCATACATATTCTCAGGTACTTCTGGTAATTTAGTTACAGACTGACGTTCTACTGAGAACCCAACACCTGTACCACACAACAGAATAAACATAGCCTCATCAAAAGATTTAACATCGTCTACTGCTAGGTACGAGCAATTGTAACCTGCTGTATTGTCACGTGCTAAAGCTGGACCAGCAGTCATTAATGCTCTCATAGAAGGCATCACTTCTAATCCTAGTATAGCCTGTTCAATCTCTGCTATCTGCTTAGGTTTATCACCCAATGCAGGTCGCACTAGGTTCTTCATGTATCTTCCTACTGTTTCTGACCACGTTTCTCTACGGCCTTCATCCTCAAGCCAACGTGCATAACGTGACTTGTGTATGAAAGATTGATAGTCAGTTGGTAAATGGTTATTCATATTCATACTACTCCACTATTGTTTTGATTGATTGGATTTCCATCCCGTCAACATCATATATAAACTCTTTTAATGCGTCTTCTACTTCATCGTCTATCTTCCCATCTACAGGTACAGGATATTCATCTTCATCTAGATCAAGAGTTAGAAATATTTTTACTATCATATCATTGTCCCCCTTAATGAAACTTAACGTTGATTATATTTTTATCTACACTGGTTATGTCTGGTTTCTTTTTAGTTTTCTCTTCTGGTAACTCTGTTAAGATACCTTCACTCTTAGCTTCCTCTACTATCTCACTTAGTAGATCACGAACTTCTGCACTCTCTTCCATAGCAGGTATAGAGGCACAAATCATCTGAGTTAGATGTGTAAGTTGGTAGTGATCATTATCATTCATCACATTATCTTCTGTAGATATAGTGCCTACCATCAACTCTCCTGTCCAGTTACCCTTCTCATCTAAAAATGGAGATAGCTTGATAATATAATCATTAGGATGGAAATCTATTAATACATTCTCTTCATTCATGTCTGCGCTATCCTCTCTTTATCTTTTTGTATGGGCAGTTAATTAAATCTGGATGTTTATCTTTACCTTTTTCTTTTAACCACTCCAATGGAATGATACGATCATGATACTGTATACCATTCTTCTCACACCATTGTCCATAGCTAGTTTTAGCACCCTTGCTTATTTTAGAACGACTGTTAGTAAATATAAATCGTATATCTAACTTAGGGTGTTGCTTCTTAATTAACAAATGTTTACGGCGATCTGCAGCTTTAAACATTCCCTTTGTCTCAATTATAATGCCGTTCTTCAATACAAAGTCAGGGGTATAGGTGCGGTACATAAGGTCTTCCCATTCAATCTTGATCTCCTCATATTTGAATGGCATCTCATGCTCAATTAGATAGTCTCTTGTCTTGACCTCTAACCCACTCCTATACCCATGCTTCCTTGCGGCAGCGTACTGCTTTGCCTTCATAGTTTAACCCTCGTTTATAGTAATATAACTTACTGTTGGTTTAACTCTAGCTTGAGATACTTTAGATGGTAGCTCCTGTAACTCTGGGAAACATTCAAACCTAAAGTCACAGAACTTACAGTTAGGATTTAGAATAGTGTTACCTGATGGCTTACCCCGAAACGTTTCTGGTACGGGATTGAAACATCTTTTAAACTCATTCTTATTAACTGTGTCTACAGTGTCTTGTATCTTAGCTATCTCTGCATCCAAGTCAAGTCCATCGGCAGGTACATACTTGATGTTACCATTAGCCTTGTTGACTACCCACCAACCACCAGCTTTCTTACCAGTAGCCTTTGCATAACCTGCAAGCTGACCAATGTAACCAAAGGAATCACCCTTACTGAGTGTATCATATGACTCAAACTTGTTACGATATGACCAATCAGATGCTGACTTAACATCATCTAATGCATCATCCATAATAAGATCGTATGATCCATGGATTGTGTCTTCATTTAATTCGAGTTGAACAAAGTTATCTTCATCCTCATAGGCTACACCTGCTTCTGTAATAATACCTTTGAATGCAGCTTCAACTATGTCTCCAAGTAACATGTTCATCACAAACGTTGTCGGTTTGGGCAACGCTTTCTCTGGCTTGTTCTTAGCAAACCAAAGCTGACAAGTAGGCTTACCTATGTTAGACATACGCAAACGAAACTCCTCACGGCTGTTGCCCCCACCGAACTGGCGGCGTACTGAATCCATTACATCATTACCAATCTGTTGTATTGTCTCTTCAGACATACTAGATTTACCAGATGTAGCATCTTCAAGATACTGATTTATCGCCAGTTCAGCAGGGTGGTTCATTATACGAAGTCCTCTGCGTCAATGTCCACGAAGGCTTCAACAGTATCTGTATCTACATCTTCGTTCTTGTGCATGTTCTCATTCCATGCATTGAGAATATATGTATTGTAGTTCTCAATCCACGCAACAAAGTTAGCAAAGACTGCTTGTGACTCATTGTCCATGTCTAGTGTGTTAGACAAGTCAATGTCAGTCTCTGGTACATAGAAACTGCTACCATTTGGTAGTGGTACTTCCTTAGTAGTAGAGGTAATGTAATGCTGTGGCGGTAGCCTACGCATCTTAGACAACTTAGCAAACTGTTCACCCAATGTTTTGAATGCATCACGATTGTCAATCTCCCAGATGAATGCAGTAGTATCTACATCAACAGGATTACCATCAGCATCAGTAGGATTAACCAACTCTACTGTGCCAAACAAAGCACGCACACGTTTGATTGACTTGATTAAGTCTTTCATACTGTCAGGTAGTGCTGCCCAATCCTTGATGAACCCTGCAGGTTTACCACAGTTGAAGCCACCATCGTTGTCTTTCATGTCACTGTTAAGATCATTAGCCATGACAGTCTTGACGAACTTGTTAGGTGTCTTATCACTACCCTTGACAAACTTCTTGTACATAAATCGCTGTAGGAATGGTCGTATAGATACTTTATCAGCGTAGTACGTAGGACCATCTGGTATCTCTAGTTTGTATGCACCACCACCAATGACTTCTACGTTCTTCATCTTACCTGCAATCTCTTGCTGACCCATGATGGGTGTATGGTGAATGCGTAGACGTGCCAATGTACTAGCTGACTTGCTAGTCTTAGGTGTATCAGCACCCATACCCATTGCTTGTGCCATCTCTGCAAAGTTGTTTGTATCTACTGTTGTTACTGTGTTCATATGTCTTATCTCCTATATATGTTTATCAGACGAAAGGTAGTTATATCACACTACGTCTTTTGTGTCAAGCCAGTTAGGGCCAATTTTTGCTTCTAATAATAATGGTATGTTAAAGTCCAGTGACCACTTCTTATTTACTATAGGTATCAACTTGTCGTTGGCTACCTGTATGATCTTCAATACTATTTCCTCTTCATCTGGGTGTATGTCAATTACAATTGAATCGTGGACTGTGTTCACAACACAACTGTGTAACTTGTTAGCCGTAAGTAACTTATCTATATAGATCAAAGATATAGGTACTATGTCGGCAGTAGCGAACGATTGTACTGGATAATTTTTAATCTGTGTGAAATATGTCACACCTCCAAATCGTCTACGTTGTACATCGGGGAATGCAAACTCACGCCCTGATGGTGTCGTTATCTTGCCAGTGTTTAGTGCTTCCTTGGCAAGTGCAGTATGCCACTTAGCAATACCTGCATACTTAGTAGTGAACTGCTTGTAGTATGCAGCTTCAGCTTGTGATCTACCAAAGCCACTAGCTCCATACAAGGGAGCAAACGTGTGTGCCTTGGCTTCTTGTCGTGACATAGGCTGACCTGCATCTGTAATAACTTTAGCTGTATAACTATGCACATCAAAGCCTGTAGTAACCTCGTCAATGGCAGTCATATCTTGTGATAAGTATGCAGCAACTCTGAACTCAAGCTGTGCAAAGTCAGCTTCCATTATCTGCCCACCTTTCCAACGTGACACAAACACCTTCTTAACAGGGAATGTACCGCCACGTGGCATGTTCTGCATGTTAGGGTCAGCACCTGATAGTCTGCCTGTACCTGTACGATGCTGTAATAAACGTACATGTAGTAGGCCATCAGGCTTGACGAAGTTAGCAATACCTTCAACAAAACTACTGAGGTAAGTCTCAACTGCAGACAACCTACGTACATTACGTAAAAATGTCTCAGCTTCTTTCATGCCTCTTGATCTTGCAATACCTTCAAGGAATAATAGATTGTCCTTGCCTGTACCAAAACCATTGGCACTGATCCACTTAGCAGTAGGTGGTGTGAACTTTAACCCAGCCACCCTACTATGATTATCAGCAAAACTATATCCTGTAGCGTCACAACTAACGCATCTATTTGGTTTAGCATATGGTGTACCATCCTTCTTTTGTTTCCATGTTTTGCCAGTGCCATTACATATACGGCATTGACTAGCTTTCTGTTTGAATAGCTTACTACTGTACGCATTTACATTACGTTTGTATTCTGCATCAGGCATACGATCATCAAACAATTCTTTCCAGAACTTCTTATCGTGTGGCTTACGACTATATATAACCCATGACAATTGCTCTGGACTGTTGAGGTTAATAGGTCTGTCACCCATTAGCTCTGCAGTCTGCTGCTCAAGTGAAACTGTTAGTTCGTTACGTTCTTGTTCGAACTCTTCTCTAACAGAGTTTAGTGCATTCATATCAACCTTTAACCCACGTTGGTATATACGTGCTAGGTGTACAGCTAACTGATTAGTCAGCTTGATGGTTGGTTCTAGTGTACTGCATCCCTCGTATGATATCCGCAAACGATCATACAATTGCTGTGTAGCATGAAGGTCGGCAGACAAGTACTCTGATAACTCAGCGTGATTCATGTCACGTACTGACTTACCTGCCTTGAGCCACTCCTTCAATGAGTCTTGCTTCTGTGTCTCTAGCATGTAACGTTCTGCACATGCCTCAAGGGATAGTGGTTGCTTCTGACCACGTTGTAATACGTACTCGCCAAGCATAGTATCGAATACGTCACCATCATATGTAAAGCCCGACTCCCACAACCACAGTAGATCATGGGGTGCATTGTGTGCTACAAGCAGACGGGTCTTGTCCAATTTATCTTGAACAATATCCCGCCCATTTGCAGTAGGTGATTGCTCTGAATGATCGAATGTTACAATTGTTTCGTTATCGTTATCATCTAGCATACCCACCATTACTAGTGTGTTCTCAGGCTCGAATGGGTCAAGGTGAAGCTTACCATTTCTTTTTACTACTGTGTTCTCTACATCTAAGGTAAGTATCATACCAACTCCAATCTATCTATCATTCTCCTTTAATGCTTCCCATGAAACAGGAAACAAGTCAAGAAGTTTTTTACTAATCTTATTAGCAACTACTCTTGTTTCATATTGTGTGTCATTCTTGCAACGTAAATTACACATATCAGCAAAGGCATCTAAGCTACCACTCCAATACCACTCAGTCATGGTGGACTGTGGCAGTACCATACGTGCTTGCTCAGGGGCTACTCCAGAAAGTATAAGTTTTTTATAAATGGATATAACATCTTCATCACATTCATGTACTTCATCTAGTATACTTAGATCAGGTACTATACTATCCTTATACACCCCATATTTGTCAGGTTCTTTTTTAAAGACATCCTCTATGTGTTCGAATGTACCATATGAATACATCTTATCTAATTCTAATACACCCTCACTACCCTGCTTCTTATTAACGCTACGCCCACGCCAAATGTCTGGTTTATAAAACTCAGGGTCAATGTCTACATACCTTCTACTAATCTCATTCCAACGTAGAAACTTATGTTTAACTAACTGACGTGCCACAAAGATTGGTGCTTTAATATGAAAGGATGCAAAGCAATGCCCAAAGGGTGACATGTGTCTATGTTCTGCAAGATAGCGTATCAGTTTACTATCTCCATCAAGAAACTTTGTGTGTTTCTTACCAAAGCTAACACGAGCTGCATTAACTACAGACAAGTCACTACCCATGTGATCTATATATGTTGCCTCAATCAACTGCAATCTCCTTTAGTATATCAACAGCTTCTGACTCAGTTATATTAAACCACTCACCATTATCTTGTTTACTCCAAGGTATATTCGCCTTACGTGCTGCAAGTATGTGTGCTGAACGCTCAGACTCACTGCGGTCTTTACAGTATACAGAGTGTACCAACCTGTAGTTACGCATAGGTGAACTTGTTTGGTAGCTACTCAGCCTATCTTCTGCATCAATAGCCATACCTATCTTAATCCAATCAGGCCATGCAGAGTTACTAATTGCATACACATAACCTTCTTTGATTTGTTTATAGTTGTTAAGAGAACCAAAGGCTAGATCACCAAATGATTTGTAGTTACCTGCCTTGTGTAATGGGTGTGACTTAGGTATATACTTACCATTGACCCACATTCTTTGTGGGTTATTACGTGGGTTGTTTTTAGGATTTGTTAAGGCATTACTTCTACGCTTACACTCTTTGCATTTCTTACCTTCAACCTTCTCATGGTTACATACATTACATACAATCATTTATGTTTCTCCCCTAATGCCTCATTCATTCTCTTAACGTACCACTCAGCTTTCTTCATGTCCTCTACACCATTACCTTTGTAACGATACCGATGCTGATACTTGATCATGTTACCATGACAGTAGGCAATGAACCCATCTGTGCCTAACACCTGACGTATATAATCAATACATTCTATACCATCTTGATTGTAATGTGCAGGTCGCTCAACAGGATCAAACACATGATGCTCTTTTATTATCTCAAACTCTTTCCACTTAGCCATTATTATTAATCTCCTGTTGTTCATCAAAGTCATTTGCCAATTCTACGAAGGCATCTGCCAGTGAGTTATGTTTATTTACTAGATCATATACATCACGTAATACATTCTCAAGTAATGCTCTTTGTCTATTCTGTTCCCAGAGATTGAACGCAAGTATTGCAACCAACCCCAGTAACGATACATCTAACCACGTTATCAACATACGTACCTAGCAATCTTGTACTCAAGGTCGGTGTGTACAATGCCATGCCATCCAGATAGTTTGTTCTTAACTACATTGATGTGTCGTTGAATGTCTTCTTCTTCTTGTCCTTCTACAGTTGGGTTCTTACTAATCATAATCATCAAGTCTGCTTCTGCTGCCTTACCTGTACGTGATCCTTCCATCATAGCTTGGTTTAGTACAACCTTACCTTCTGCATCGGCTGATAACTGTGACATGTAGAATATTGCACACTCTTGTTGTTTAGCTATCTGCCTAGCTTGTATTGCATTAGCCTTGAGTGCTTCATCAGGACGTGAGAAACCTGCAGTGCGTGCAAACTTATCACCCATATCAAGTATAACTACGTCAGGTTTGTATGACTTACATACTGACTCAACCCAATTCATATCACGTCCTGTTGCATCTTTGAACATAATGTTCTGACGTATCTTAGCGAAGGTAGCCATAGCATGTGCTTTATTCTTAACAATCTCATGCTTGTCCATACCAGTTGCAGCAGTAATGTATCTGTGTGCTACACGATGGTAGCCTTCTTCATTACATAGCACAACAACCCTAGCACCTTGCCACGCAAACCCATTAGGACCTGCAACAAGTGACGCATGGAAAGAAGTCTTACCAGTATTAGGTCTAGCACCTACTTCAATCAAGTGACCTGCATTAATACCTTCTACCTTACGTGTAAGTACAGGTATGTTGAAAGTCCATTGTGACTCAAGGTCAGTCATAGCAATAATAGTATCAAGATCAATGTCTTCCCACTCAACCTTTAGATTAGGTGTGAAGTCGTCACCATACTGTTCAAGCATTTGACGTAAAGGTTCTAAGCTAGACTTACTACCATTGACATAATCAAAGCCAAGGTTAGCAATGTCCTCACCAATTACTTGTTGGAATAGTTTTGATAACACCTCTTGTGCTACATCACTACCCATTGGTTGTTCTTTGTTTACCTGACGAAACAATGCACTGTATGCTTGACGCTGTGCAGTTGTAAGCGTTGGGTTGTTAGACATAAACAATGCCTCAATCTCAGCAGGTGTAATACTACGCTCGTATGTATTCATGGCTGCATCAATTGCTTGCTTGATCTTGCGAACATCTTTACTAAACAATCTGTCTGGGCAACGTGCGCCCTTGTGATCATCATAGAAATCTTTGTCCATCAAGCTACGTATGAGGGATAGTTCCATATGTTTTATTCTCCTAGTGTTGAAAGGTTAGCCATGTCGGATGGCAGTCTATATTTAAGGTCGTCTTCTAGTCGTAGTACTTTGACATCATCAATGTAACCACGTAAATCTTTTGCAAATTGCAGTGTCTTCGGTAATGCATCGGGGTCTAATGCAACTATGGCTGATGAGAACTGCGACAAGTACTTCTTGTGTCCATTAGATAATGACGTACCCAACACTGCAACCCCGACATATACACCACTCTCACTTACAACGGCAGCACTTACGCAGTCCTCAACAACTACAGCAGTTTTACCACATCCAAATGCATATGGCAAGTCACTCTTACCATATCTCTTCCACTTAGGTATACGTTTTCCAAGTGATCTGCCTGTAGCATCTACCATAACTCCATTGTGTACAACAGGGAACACCACACGATGTTCCTTCACATCATATAATAGACCTAGATGTTGTGCATCAAGACCCCATGTGTCGCAGAAGCTTGCTATGCTTTTGTAGTCTCGTACAAACCACTCAGGTTTTGAGAAACTTATAGCATGTGTCTCTTCTGCAACATGTCCTAATGACTTACGTATATCCTCAGCAGTAAGTGTAGTACGAGTACCACCACTAGCTGTACAACTAGCCTTGTAACAGTTCCATACAATAGAACCCATATTGTTTGTGACAGTAAATGTATTCTTAGTATTACACATAGGACATGTCATACGCTTTGTTTCACCATTAGTAAGTGACAAATCATTTATAATACTAAGTATATTCATTATGTATCACTTTCTATGTTACTCGCTGCACTCGATTGTACACTTACATTTCTCTGTGTCAAGGCATTATTTGCAGAATCATATGTATGTTTCATATATGGTTGCACAGAAGACACATGATTGTGTCCAGTAACAGACATCACTTGCCCAATTGGTACACCTGCATCAACCATTTGTGTTACACCTGTTCTACGTAAGTCCATAAGACGTAACTCTTCTGGTAACTTAGCCAATCTCATGACACGTCTACCCACTTTAGACAGACGTTCCATTGCATATGGTTGGTACTTACCGCCCATAGGTCGTGGGTGTGGTGCTACATACTCTTGAAAGCCAAAGTCATTACGCTGTTCATTCAACATGTGGCATAGATCATCTGATATAGGTAGTGATACATCTGCCCTACGCTTACTCTGCTCTAACTCTAGTCGCTGTGTACGCAAGTCAATGTTCTCCCACTTCAGTGTACGCATGTCACCTAGACGTTGACACCATTCATATGCCATGTGCACAATCAAGCCCACATTCCTGTAGTCAAAATCGCTGTACGAATAATCAAGAAACCTGACAACATCACCATGTGACCATACAACCTTACGCTGTGGCAACGCCTTACGCTTGATGCTAGTCCAAGGATTTTGTGTGGCATGTTCCATGTCAATAGCGTAGTTGTATACCCTACTTGCACATGTTGCAGCATGATTAGCAAAACTAATACCACGCTTAACCCACTCTTCATATGCTTGCTTGGCAACCTTAGTTGTTACACTGTCGTACTTCTTACCACCCATAGTCTGATGAAGTATGGTTAGGAAGTATCTGTAATCCACCTTAGTTGTGTCTCGTAACATATTGAAATCATTAGATTGATAGTAATAGTTAATCAAATCTGTCACCTTACTTGATGGCTTTATCTGCACCACTAATGCTTTTTGTTCACGCCAATGATCAATGTCTGCATTCAACTCCTTCACAATACTACGCACTTCCTTGAGGTCAGTGCCATATTCTTCACGTGCTACCACACCCTCGTCCACTAAGTTCTGCGGCGGATTAAATCTGTAAGAGATCACCCCGTGAGGTGATACTCTCTCTTGTACATATCTAGGTAACTTAGGCATTAAGCTGCATCCAATACACGGAACTGATTACTGCTTACCCACTTGGATACTTCTTGCTCACGTGACCACATGTTGATAGCTTGTGTATCATGCCCCGTGTTACGTAGGTTGAAACCATTACGTTCATCAGCGTAACTAGCGTAGTTAGTGAAGGCAGAATACAATGCAAACTTGTTGTGTCCACGCACACTAGCCTCAGCATTATACAAACTGAACATCTTCTCAGCCTTAGTCTTAGAACTAATGATACTCTCAATCAAATCTTTTACATTGATAAACTTGAGGCTAGTCTCTGCCCACACTTGCATCCTTTTAGCTTGATCAAAGAAGTCAGTACGAGCACGATTTAGTTCATAGATAAAACTATCCATAGTAAAGTTAGATGTGTTTTTCTTACGCACCTTGTCGTGATCACCAGTAATCATGCCGTTAGTACAGAAGAAATCTATAGCACCAAAGAATACTTGGTTACTACATGACCCATCAATACCATGTAAGCTGATGATCCTGTTACCAATCTCAGTCTCAGCTTTGTCAGTTGTAATCTTAGTCTTGATGTTAGGTAGTGTCACGTCAAGCATAGCCCATGCACCATTACGTGCTGTTCTAAACTGATTGACTGCACCATCTAATGCATCAGCACCTAGCTCTTGTGTAGCAGTGTCCATTACACCACGAAAGAAATCACCATGTGCTGCACACTGAAATGTGTTGCCCACAATGCCAAGGTATTCACCTGTATCTTCATTGATAACGTACTTCTTATCGTGCATTTTTGTTGGTTCAAATGCTACTTTGAAGTCTAGGTGATCAGGTATATAAGTCATATTATTCTCCATTTGTTTAAGTATGTGGCAACTGTGCCATGTTTGTATAGTAATGTCAATGCTTTATAATATCAAACCAGTTACATAGCGAACTAATACTGAGAAGGCAAAGCCAATACCTAGCATAGCAAATGCTGTGAATATTACTACGGCTATCGTCATTATAGTTGCGTCACGTTTTTCTTTACGTGCTTGTACTGTTACAGGTTTACTTCTGTAGTATGGTTTGTATTGTGTCATTGTTTTATCTCCTTTGTATTTTATGTGTATTCAAACACTACTTCTTTTATTATAAATAAATGTCCATCAGCTCTCATGATTTCATCTGCGCTAAACAGTCTATCATCTGGGTCTTCATCAAGAGGGTGTGCTATGTATACTGCATAACCTTCTGCATAAGCCCTCAAAGCTTTGGATACGCTATATGTTTGTATTTCATCAGTCATTGTAAAACTCCTTTCAATATGTGTGCTATCACGTCTACAGTCCACCCATTACCGAGCATCTTGTAACGCTGTGTGTTTGATACACCTTCAGTGTACCCATCTGGTATTGTTTGTAAGCGTTCACATTCTAATGGTGTTAGCTTACGCCAAGACATATCCTCAATCAAGATACTGTCCTTAGTTACTGTGGTCAAACAATTAGTCTTATCATCTTCTCTAACTTCAATCATCTGTTTAATTGGTATAGATGTGTCATAGTCTTTACGAGTACCATTAGCATCTAGTCTACGCCCAACCATACGTCCACCCTTCACCAATACTTTAGGCTCTAAGTTACCACCACTTGAGGCACACAGACTAGGTGCTTTACCTTCGGCTGCATACACCCTTCGTACATATCCGTGACCCTTCAAGTCAGCGTCACCTACATGACACATCTGATCATCACTGAATACCAACTGTCTGCGATGCTTCTCAAAGTATGACTTGAGATTACCACCTTTGAAGTAGTTAGCATCAAGACAATGTGACTTAGTTCTGTCAGTCAAACCATCTTCGAGTATATCTTTCAATACTATACCTTTGTCTTCTGGCTGTTGAATACCTTCGATGTTAGTCCAATAGAAACGTTTCCTATTCTGTGCAGACACTAGCGCACTGTTGATTAGGTACTTGTTTACATTAGGCAATGCTTGCTCAGTATGGTACGTGATGTACTCCTCAAAAGCATTCGACATTCTAACATTCTCCATTAGGTACTTAGCATTAGGGTTATGCTCTAGCACATGTTGCATGATGTCTAGTACTACCCAAAACAATTGACCTCGTGGATCACGATCACCTTGCTGTTGACCTGCAACTGACCATGCCTGACAAGGGAAACCTGCTGTAACTAGATCAACTTTAGACCAATCAATATCCCATGATCTCCACTCAGTCATATCACCTACTTGTATAGTGTTAGGATAATTTTTCTGGGTAATTTTAATAGCATGTGGGTCTATCTCACTAGCTATATACGTATCAGCTACCATACCTATTCTTTCACCTGCTATCTGACCACCTGATAAGCCATCACATAGGGATAATTGTGTTCTAATCTTCATTGTTATATTCCTTTACAAATTGTTGTAGCTCTTCAAAGCTATCTGTACTACACAGCCATGAATGATCATCTGATTCACCATTGTAGGTGCTTGCCAATTGAACTATGAAACGTGTAAGCATACCCCAATCTGTACCCCAAATGTTTTTTGCATCAGCCTCACGCACATTTGCATCATGGCTGCCCATCCATATGTGTAGACCATTTACTTGATAGCTTGGTAGTTCATCATTATTGTAGGTTGTACACTTCCATTCTTTTGGTATATCTAAATCAACTAAGTATGTATTCCAATGCATTTTATATTTCCTTTCATGGTTAGTCCAACATTGGACTTATTGAATTGATGGTGGGGTTTCACTTATGTATCCCCATGATGAGTATACCTCATGTACTCTCTCACTACAATCGACAAACTCAACTTGTGAATCAGGTTTGCTACGCATCATCATATGAATAGCAAACTCCGAAGCTGTACGCCAGTCACTGACAGAAGGATACGTATCATCTAACTTAACGATAGTATTCTCACTGTCAATGGCTAACGTGACTTCATATGCCATAACAGGCATACGTTACTCGTCCTCAGTTTTGAATGCAAACTTTAGTGAATACCAAGCTGACTCAATCTTACCTATGTCTGACATGTATAGATCATGTGCTTCTGTAGCCATAGAATATGTGTTACTCAAAACATCTTGAGCTTCTTTGATAGCTTCACGCTGTTCCTTAGACATACTAGCCAATAACTTTTTATTTACCTTATACCTAGCCATACGTTCAGCTTTCCACTGTGCTTGTGTTTTATTTGACATTGTTATTACGCCTCCAATTGTTGTTTGATATCTGCCAACCAAGTGACAAGCATCTTTTGTTGTGTCTTCAATGTAGCACGCTTAGTAGTGTACTTGCTACCTATTAAACCCACAGATTGTAGTACTTGTACCCTATATACGATACGATTAGGATATTCGTTTAAGTCAGATGCAATCTGTTTTATAGTAGACACTCTCCAGTTTTGTAGAATGTAATCATCAACAGACGCATAGTTGTAGGTATGAATACCTGCTTTTGACATGTGTGCTGTGTGCTTCACATATAGTTCTGGGTTAGTGTTCTTTACTAGTGGTTTTGAAATAGTAGTCATTTTATGTTAGCTCCTTATGCTATACGTTTTGGTTTATAATCTGTTATGCCTCTTTGCATATTAGTTTTAATCTTACGTGCTGTTGAACGCTCACGCTTCCAATCATCACGCTTAGGCTTCTTCTTCTTCTTAGTTAGTCCAACATTGGACTTAGTGAACTTAATAAAGTTCTTCATAGTATATTGCATTCATACATTACCTCCCATATGTTATACATTCTACATGAAATTTAGATACGACATTGGCTGTAGTAAGCTTACGATTAGCTTTGTTACCTGCAACATATTCGCACCATGTATTCCACCAATACTTTGAACCTGCACGTTGGGTAAGCACTATGTACTCTTCAACCTTGCGACGTGCAGTCTCTGGCTTCATAGCCTTTGGTGGTGTCTTTACAGTGTTGGGGTTTATACCTAGTCGCTTGACATTGTGGCTATCAATACAAGCTACGTTGAAACCTAGACATTGTGCAAGGAAAGATGCCTTGACCATACCCAAGTTAGGTACTTGCATAAATAACTCAACAACATCAGCACAAGCCTCAACACTGTTGTAACCTTTTGCATCTGCAATCTTGTACATTTCACTACGTAGGTAGTCACCATGCTTGATAAGGTACTTGTAACCTTCATCTTTTTTGCCCCATAAACAATTGGCTTTTATACCATCTATGCTTACTTTTTCCATGCTACCTTTTACTGTGGATAAACCTGCTTGTATCGTTAGCAATACAAACAAGCCAGTGTTTACAAATGCATCTGTACCGCCCCAACGGACAAATGATTTGATTTCTTTTACATCACGACTATACATTACTGTGTTTCCTCTGCACATTCTGGGCATGTGTCAACCATACCATCTGTTTCTTCTTTTATAAAATCACAATCATCACAATCATTACAATTATCTGCGATGAAATTATTTATCATCATGATTGAAACTATTGCTTCAACTGTATCACCTTTACCTTTAGGTGCTTCAATAAACTTTACTATGTTGCTTATCATTGCAGGTATCTGATCAACTGAATCAGGAGTGTTGAACATGTTATTCTTTTTCATTGTATGTAATCCTTTTTATGTGAAGTCCAACGTTGGACTAGTTCCGATGCTTAACAACAAATCAGATAATCAACCTGTTGTCAAGCACTATTTTACTACGTAGTAGTAGTGTTATGATTTGCTGTAGGTTCTCCAACCTGAGTCACTCACAAACTCTACTACATTATTTTTGTTGTCATACACTACATCGACAACAGGTGAAGCACACTTACGCTGTAGCTCAATACGTGCTCGCAGCCGAGCTATGCGATCCGCACGACTAGGCTTTTGCATGGTGTACTGTGTGCTTGTATGCAATTTAAATTTCATTCTACACAATACCTCGACACTGTTGCATGCAATTGCATATCAATCTTGTTACCATAAAACCTGACCCACGTGCGGTCTACACTAGCGTCAACTAGTTCCATAGCATTACTTTCATCTGTTTTTAAGTCTTCGACTTCCCACATAGCTTGCTTAACAGCTTTCTTCATACTTGAAAACATACCAACCAATCCATCTGCAGGTGTATCTACCTTATAAACATACTTCATTTTATTAACCTTTCACAATATTAAGTCCAACATTGGACTAAGATTTCAATATCTGTTTCAAATACGACATTGCATTGTCGTGTATTTCCCACGTGTACCCAAGCTCCTCAATCAATTTGAGTGTGGCAAAGGTAAGCGTAGTAGTACCTGCAATGTGAGCAAACCGCTTGGCATTCTCACATATGGGGTATATCTTCTGCCTACCATACACATCACGCACTTCAATCTTGATAACTTTAAACATGTTATCAGCATCTTTATGGTCACTTAGCATTATACAATACCCCAACTTATAACTGCATCACCATTGTCTGGATTTACCCAAACATCGTAGCCATACTCACGCAATTGTGCCACATCTACAGAATTAGTTTTGTGTGATGAAACACTCAAAGCATTTCTGCCTTCACTTATAGCAAGTTCTAATACGTCTTTAAGATACTTAGTTCTTTTTTCAAACGCAATTGTTACAGCCTTATCAGCATTGATTACTTTAATCATTGTATTAACCTTTCAATAAAAATGGTAGAAATAAAGCACTACCCAAAATAAAACCCATCATTGCACCCATGATTGTGTGCTTGAATGCTTCACGTAGCTGTTCTTGACGCTTACGTTGCCTTGATGTTCTGTATGCCATTTGACATTTCCTTTCACGATTGTAAGTCCAACATTGGACTAGTTAACTTATAAAGTTACACCTAGCTAGGGAGAGAGCCAGATGTAACCTATAAGTAAACTTATATTATGAAGCTTTACTGTGGCGGATTGCTTCAGCAACTGCACTCTGTGCATCTGCCTCAATCGCATCAGCTTCTCTTAGAAGCATCTCTGCAATGTCCATGATGTCCACACCACTGTCATTACAAACCTTGATTAGTTGTTTAAAGATTTCATCTTTACTAAGCTCAACTGGACGTTGTTTAGCTTCGCTAGTTTTAGGTGATGCATCAGCCTTTGGCTTGTCTTTTGTTGATGCTTTATCATCAGTAGATGATGATGCTTGCTTGTTGGCTTTTGACATTGCACTTTGCAATGCTGTAAGTGATGTGAAGCCTTTTTTGCTTTTAGCAATAAACTCACGACATTCAACTTCGTTTTCAACGAACCATTTAGCTTCGCTACGTCTTCTCTTATCAACTATGTTGATGCCACAATCAGCAAGTCTAGTTGACTTGATACGACCACTGTCAGTTTCACTGGTAAGAAGTACCATCAAGTGACCTAAAACAGTGTCAAAACCATCTGCTTTTGTGTGTTCTTTGAACTCACCTGTTTCAAACTTTGTTTTCTTAGCTTTGATTAATTTGTATCTACGAGCTAGGTCTGCACCGATAAGCTCTGGTGTGTTCAAGACCGCTTTGTTTGTGTCAGTGTTAGCGTTGTTTGCAGAATGTGTCATAATAAATTTCCTATTTTGTTTGTGGCAAGTTCGCCGTTTCGATGCAATCAGTTAGATCAGATAAATCCGATGGTGTCAACACCTATTTTACTACGTAGTAGTATATGTAGCAAATTAAGTCCAATGTGGGACTTGTTTGGGTAAAAACGAATCACTTTTTGGAGGGTAAACGAATCAGTTTGAAGCCTCGTGTGATGCACGTGATGTGTCCACACGTATAGGGGGGTATGTATATGTGCATCAACTGTGCAACACACGTCACTTGCTCGTAGCATGCCTGTGCTTGCATCATATGTGAAGGCAACTGATTGTATAACACTTGCCATGTTGTTGTAAGTGACTGTTATTGTGGAATATTCCTCGTGTATGGTGTATGTGCCTATGCATAATGTGTATACCTAGCGTGTATATGTGCCTGTGAGCGCACGCAGATGCCTACAAGAGAGGGTGGGCAGGGGGCATACGGGGGGTGTACGTTAGTATATATGTAGAAATACACAGATCAGAAATATGAGAGCGTTAACCACTATACAGATATGGTGTTATGTATACGTGTAGGATCACAGTATGTTACAATATATTACAATATCATCACAGTTTGTTACCATTGTACGATTAGGGGTTGACATAGGGTACAGAGTGTGTAAAACTATGTATATAGTATATCCGGGTAGGGTCACTATAAGTGATACACGTACAGTATACATGTACTATGTTATATATACTTAAATTATATTAACATATTAGTGTATACGTACAGTGATATACATTAGCAATAAGGTATGTACGTACATAGAAATCGCCTTCTTAGGCGAGGACTTTGTATAATTAAGTATTGACAATGGCAAAGAAATCAGTAAAACTATATACAGATGATGTTCTTAAACAATTTTACAATCATTTACTTGATGGTAATTTAAAGAACTTACATATTCCCCATAGTGATGTATTCTACGTAAGAACTGCAGTGGAAGCCCACTATGGTCGTAAGTTTACTTTAGAACACGTAGAGTGGGCAATGAAAAAAGAAGGTTGGACAGATGGCAATACCTGATCGGGTAAAGAATAAAATGAAAGAGGAAGGACTCAAGGGTGTAAACAAACCTAAGAGAACACCTAGTCACCCTAAGAAGTCACACTGTGTGATGGCTAAAGAGGGAGATATCTATAAGTTTATTCGCTTTGGACAACAGGGTGTACGTGGTGCAGGTAAGAATCCTACATCAGCTAAAGATAAAGCTCGTAAGAAGAGTTACTATGCTAGACACAATGCTCAAGGTAAACCGACTAGTAAGCTAAGTGCTAAATACTGGTCACACAAAGTTAAGTGGTAATAGGAATAATATAATGAAGACACCTAAGTTTAAAACATGTAAGACTTGTACTAGCCCTGCTAATTGTTCTGCTACAGGTAGATGTCAAGACGCAGGTAAGTAATGGCTAGTTTAAATAATACTAAGTTTCATACTCAAGGGTATCTTGTAGCTTCTACATCTGCGGATGCTAACGCTACAGTATTATATACGTGTCCGAGTAACTTCAGTGCTATTGTAAGATACTTACATATAAGCAATAACAGTAACTCAACTAAAAAAGTATATATGCAGTTCTATCACAAAGATGATAATCAGTATCATTACATTGCAAATGGTTTAACTATGTCAGGTCACTCTGTAACTAACCTAGTCAATGGTGGGTTCTTTAACCTACACGCAGGTGATAAACTATTAGCATATGGCGAGACTACAAACACTATGGATGTAATGGTATCCGTAGAAGAATACTATGACCCAGCTAGAAATGCATAACGGGGTTGCATTATTATCTATAGTATGGTATAACTAACTATGGTATAACTATCTCTGTAAGGTAAACAAGCCTTACATATACATAACGGAGATAGTTAAAATGTTTAAAAGATTATTTAATAATATACAAAGAAGCAGACAAGCAAGTGCCGACTTATGGTTACTTAATAACATGTCTGATAAAGATTTAAGAGATATAGGTATTACTCGTGGCGAAATCGAAAGCAAAGTCAAAGGTAAATGAGGCAGGAAATTATACTAAGCCTACTATGCGGAAGCGTTTGTTTGAACGTATTAAACGGGGAACTAAGGGGGGCAAGGCCAATCAATGGTCCGCACGTAAAGCACAGATGCTCGCTAAAGCCTACAAAGCTGCAGGTGGGGGATATAAATAATGGCATCGGGAATGAAACATTATTTTAAGAATGGTAAAGAGTATAAGGGTAAAACCCATAAACATGCCAATGGTACTTTAATGTCAGGTGCAAAACATACTGCATCAAGTAAAGTTTTATTTCACTTTAAAGAATTGTCTGCTACTGCCAAAAAGGTTGCTAAGAAGTAATGGCTCTTTCTAAATCACAAAAGAGTTTAAATAAATGGACTCGTCAAAAATGGGGGACTAAAAGTGGAAAACCTTCGACTCAAGGTACGAAAGCTACAGGAGAACGTTATCTACCTGCTGCAGCTCTTAAAGCGATGTCTAGTTCGCAGTACGCAGCTACTACTGCAAAAAAGCGTAAAGATACTAAAGCTGGTAAACAGTTTTCTAAACAGCCTAAAGGCGCTGCTAAAACTTCTAAAAGATATAGGAAAGTCTAAGAATGACTAGCTTTGAAGAAGTTGATGTAGACAACAGTGGTTCTATTGACAAGAGTGAATGGGATGCTTTAGCATTAGAAGATCGTAGACGTAGGCTAGATGATGAAGATGCTCAGAGAGATGCACAAAGACGTATGGCATGGTTCTGTCTAGTTGGTATGCTTGCATATCCATTCCTAGTATTACTGTGTAGTATAGTAGGTGCTGATCAAGCGGCTGACATCATTGGCTCTATGGCATCTATATATTTCTTATCTGTAGCTGGTATTGTTGGTGTATTCTTCGGAGTCACTAACATGAGCAAGAAAGAAGTTAAAGGGAATAACGGATAATGTTAGGACTAAATTTAATAGGTCAAGTAGCTAACTTAGCTGGTACAATGATCGAAGGCAAGACTGCTGTAAAGAAAGCAGAAGCTGAAACAAAGATGAAGATAGCCACAGGTGAAATAGACTGGGATATCGAAGCAATGAAAGCTACGCAGAATAGCTGGAAAGATGAGTGGATTACTCTTCTATTTTCTATACCATTAATCCTAGCCTTTTGTGGGCAATGGGGAAATGATATAGTACATGCAGGGTTTGAAGCCTTGGAAATTATGCCTGATTGGTATCAGTACTCGTTAGGTGGAATCGTGAGTGCCAGCATTGGTATGCGTGGCGTAAGTAAATTTTTTGGAAAGAAATAATATTATGAGCAAAACTACTACAGAACCTGCATGGTTAAAAGCTATGAAAAAAGAAGCTGACAAATTAGGTATACCTATTAGAGAGCTTCTAACACAGAATATGAAAAAAGCACCTGCTAAAAAGAAAACACCTGCTGCTGGTAAGAAGAAGACAGTTATGGCCGCTAAAGGTGGCTACATGGCTAAAAAGAAAAAGAAAAAATAATGAAGAGTAACTTCAATGAATGTTTAGAAATGCTACTGGAACACGAGGGTGGTTATGTAAATCATCCTAGTGATCCCGGTGGCATGACTAATCTTGGTGTAACTAAACGTGTCTACGATGAATGGATTGGTCGTGAGTCTACTGAAGAAGAGATGCGTGACTTAACACCTGATGATGTAGCTCCAATATATAAACAGAACTATTGGGATAGAGTCAAAGGTGATCAACTACCTTCTGGGGTAGATTGGTGTGCATTCGATTGGGCTGTTAATAGTGGTAGTGGTAGACCTGCTAAAGCTATACAACGTGCAGTAGGTGCTACAGCAGATGGTGCTATTGGTCCTAAGACATTACAACTTGTTATGGAGAAAGACCCTAAGTATATTATTGATTATGTATATACAGTAAGACAAGGGTTTTATGAAGGATTAGATACGTACAAAACATTTGGTCGTGGATGGTCTAGGCGTAACAAAGAAACGCTTGAACAAGCATTGCATATGGTGGAATAATAATATTATGGCACGTGAGTTAACAGATAGACAAAAGAAATTTTTAGCAGTCCTTATGGACGAAGCTGGTGGAGATATTACTAGTGCTAAAATTATGGCAGGTTATTCAGCTAATACTTCTAACACTGAAATAACAAATAGCCTTAAAGAAGAAATCATTGATGTTACTCACAGCTATTTAGCACGTAATGTACCTAAAGCTGCAATGGCTATGGTAGGTGCATTGTATGATCCTACTGAGTTAGGCATACGTGATAAAATGACTGCAGCAAAAGAACTACTTGATCGTACTGGTTTAGTTAAAACTGAGAAGATGCAAGTAGAAGCTAAGGGTGGTGTCATGTTGATGCCAGCTAAAAAAGCACAGGAAGAAGATGACTAAACCATTAGGTAAATGGAAATTACCACAACCGACAGACCTTAAAGAAAATAGTAGATGGGTAGCAATCCCACGTGTAGCAAGAACAATTCCATTTGGTTATGAATTAGACCCAAAAGATAAAGGAATACTCTTGCCAATCAGTGCAGAACTTGATATGCTTGAGCAAGCACAGAAATACTTGAAACAGTATTCATATCGAGAAGTTGCTAACTGGTTGACTAGAAATACTGGTAGAACTATTTCTCATGTAGGTTTAAAGAAACGGTTAGATAATGAGCGACAAAGAAAAAACAAAGCTGGAAGCCTTCGCCGATGGGCAGACTATGCGAAAAAGGCAATTGCCAAAGCGGAAGAAATCGAACGCACAAGGCTCGGTGCAAAAGAAAAAGAAGAAACAAAAGAAACCAGAGCCGCCTAAAGTTTTAGTTGATCATGATCTAGCTAAAGTTGAAGAACAGCATAACGTAATATTCAAACCTAATGCTGGGCCACAGACTGACTTCCTTGCCGCAGGTGAACGTGAAGTATTATATGGTGGCAGTGCTGGTGGTGGTAAGTCATATGCTATGTTAGCTGATCCATTACGTTTTATGGGACACCCATCCTTCTCAGGATTGCTACTAAGACATACGACAGAAGAACTAAGAGAACTTATATTTAAGTCTCAGGAAATGTATCCTAAAATATGGCCGGGTATCAAATGGTCAGAACGTAAGATGCAATGGACAGCACCATCAGGTGCAAGACTGTGGATGTCATACCTAGATAAAGAGGATGATGTATTAAGATACCAAGGTTTAGCATTTAGTTGGATAGGCTTTGACGAACTTACACAGTGGCCTACACCCTTTGCATGGAACTATATGCGATCACGTTTACGTTCTACTGCAAGTGACTTACCTGTGTATATGAGGGCTACAACCAACCCCGGTGGTAGAGGCCATCATTGGGTTAAGAAGATGTTTATTGATCCAGCTGCTCCTAATAACTCATTTGATGCTACTGACATTGAAACAACTGAAGTATTAAGATACCCTGCAGGTCATAAGAAAGCTGGTAAGGCACTATTCAAACGTAAGTTTATACCTGCTAGATTATCTGATAACCCATACCTAGCCGCACAAGGTGATTACGAAGCAATGCTTCTATCTCTACCTGAGCAACAACGAAGACAATTACTAGAAGGTGATTGGGATATTAAAGAAGGTGCAGCCTTCACTGAGTTTGATAGAACAATACATGTAGTAGAACCATTTGATATACCAAGTAACTGGGTCAAGTTCAGAGCATGTGATTATGGTTATGGTAGTAAATCTGGTGTAGTATGGTTTGCAGTATCTCCAAGTGAACAACTTATAGTATATCGTGAGTTATATGTAAGTAAAGTATTAGCGGCAGATTTAGCTGATCAAGTACTTGACTTAGAAGCTGGAGATGGTAATATTAAGTATGGGGTACTTGATAGTTCATTATGGCACAAGCGTGGTGACACAGGGCCATCCCTAGCAGAACAAATGGTTCAAAGAGGTTGCAGATGGCGACCATCAGATAGATCAAAAGGTTCACGTGTAGCAGGTAAGAATGAGATACACAGGCGGTTACAAGTAGACGAGTATACTGAAGAACCAAGACTAGTATTCTTTAACACATGTACTAACATGGTAGCTCAATTACCTGCGTTACCAATAGACAAAAGAAACCCAGAAGATATAGATACTACCTCTGAAGACCACTTGTATGATGCATTACGCTATGGTATCATGTCACGACCACGATTTAGTATATTTGATTATGATCCACATGGACGACCTTCAAGTGGTATGAATGTAGCAGACTCCACGTTTGGATATTAAGGACAAATAAATGGCAGAAGAAAACGAAGGCTTTATCGAAGATGATGCAATTATCCTAGCAGATAGTGATGATTCAACGGTTGACGATGCAGATACAGCAAAGATAATACCATTTATTATGGACAAATATAATCGTGCTGATGAATATAGACAGCAAGATGAACAGCGTTGGTTACAAGCTTATCGTAACTATCGTGGTGTATATAGCTCTGATGTACAGTTTACTGAAGCTGAGAAGTCAAGGGTATTTATAAAAGTAACTAAAACTAAGACACTTGCCGCCTATGGTCAGATAGTAGATGTATTATTTGCAGGTCAGAAGTTTCCACTAACAGTTGACCCTACTGAACTACCAGAAGGTGTAGTATCTGATGTACACTTTGATCCTAAAGAACCTGAGCAGTTACGTGAGTCAGAGTTAGGTGAAGTTGTAAACCCTTATGGCTTTGCTGGTGATGGTAAAGATTTACCTGCAGGTTCTACTGCTAAAACCTTACTAGATAGTATAGGACCACTTAAAGATAAACTAAGTGAGATTGATAATGTACGTGAAGGTGTAGGTAAAACTCCTACATCTATTACGTTTAGCCCTGCTATGATAGCGGCTAAGATGATGCAGAAGAAGATACATGATCAGTTAGAAGAGTCTAGTGCTAGTAAACATTTACGTAGTACAGCTTTTGAGATGGCACTGTTTGGTACTGGTGTTATGAAAGGCCCATTTGCAGTAGATAAAGAGTATCCTAATTGGGACGATGAAGGTGAGTATTCACCAGTAATAAAAACAATACCTCAAGTATCACACGTATCTGTGTGGAACTTCTACCCTGATCCAGATGCTACTAATATGGATGAGGCACAGTTTGTTATAGAACGACACAAGATGTCAAGAACACAGTTACGTTCATTGAAACGTAGACCACACTTCCGTTCATCTGTTATTGATGAAGCTGTTGCTCTAGGTGAGAACTACAGTAAAGAATCTTGGGAAGACGATTTATCAGATTACGCACCTGAGCATGGCATTGAACGCTACGAAGTCCTAGAGTATTGGGGTATGGTAGATGTTGAGATGTTATTAGAACAAGGTGTAGATATACCAGATGAATTATCTAATGTAGACGAGTTACAAGCTAATGTTTGGATTTGTAATGGTAAACTATTACGTATGGTTATGAATCCGTTCAAACCTGCACGTATACCTTACATGGCTGTTCCATATGAGCTTAACCCTTACAGCTTCTTTGGTGTAGGTATAGCTGAGAATATGGATGATACACAAACACTAATGAATGGTTTCATGCGTATGGCTGTAGATAATGCTGTACTATCAGGAAACTTGTTGATAGAGGTAGACGAAACTAACTTAGTGCCGGGACAGGATATGTCCGTGTATCCCGGTAAAGTCTTTCGTCGCCAAGGCGGTGCACCCGGGCAAAGCATTTTTGGAACTAAGTTTCCTAATGTGGCTCAGGAGAACTTGCAACTCTTTGATAAGGCACGTGTCCTTGCAGATGAGTCCACAGGATTTCCATCTTTCGCACATGGTCAAACAGGTGTGTCGGGTGTAGGTCGTACTGCTTCTGGTATTAGCATGCTCATGGGTGCGGCACAAGGTGGCATTAAGAATGTTATCAAGAATATTGATGATTATCTGTTACGTCCATTAGGTGAAAACTTATTTAGATTTAATATGCAGTTTGATTATGATCCTAAGATCAAAGGTGACTTAGAGGTTAAGGCTCGTGGTACAGAGAGCTTGATGGCTAATGAAGTACGTAGCCAAAGATTAATGCAGTTTATGCAAATTTCTTCTAGTCCAGCCCTTGCACCTTTTGCTAAATTTCAGTATATTATACGAGAGATTGCAAAGTCTCTTGAGTTAGACCCAGACAAGGTTACTAACAATATGGACGAGGCGGCTATTCAAGCTGAACTCATGAAAGGTTTCCAACAACCACAACAGCCAACAGATCAACAAGGTGCACCAGCAGGTGCTAACCCAGCAGACCCTACAGGCGCAGGTGGCGGAAACATAGGTACAGGACAAGCACCTCTACCACAAGAACAAGGATTTAGCGGAAATGCAGAAGGACAAGGAGCACCTGAGCAAGCTCAAGGCGATGGTCAGCAACCACCAGCAATGGGAACAGTTCAATAGTTACATTGATTCTTTGATAGATCAACAGCACAGAACTATGGAACAAGCTGACAATGATAAGATCATATACCGAGCACAGGGTGCGATCTTTCAATTACGTAGAATAAAATTATTACGTGACGAAGTATTAAAACACAAATAAGGAAACATCCCATGATGGAAAAACAAATGGAACTATTCGCACGTGGTGGCTTAAAAGATGAAGGTGGTATGATTGACGAAGAGTCTGGTAACAGAGTTCCTATCGGTGGAACTCGTGAAGGTGTTCGTGATGATATTAATGCTAACGTGAGCGAAGGTGAGTTTATTCTGTCTGAAGATGTTACAAGATACCATGGGCTTGAGAAGCTTATGAACTTACGTCAAGAGGCTAAGATGGGTCTAAAAAGAATGGAAGCTATGGGACAAATGGGTAATAGTGATGAAGCTACAATGCCAGATGATTTACCATTTGGTATGGATGATTTAATTATTGTTGCAGGTGGTGAACCAGAAGATGATGGTGAACTTAACATGGCTGTTGGTGGTTTAACTACAGGTACTACAAATGTTATACGTACACCTGACCCCGTTGCCTCTGTTGCAAATAATCCTGTTCTTCCAGCAACTACAACTGGAGTGCGTAGACTTACACCAGAAATTACACAACCACCACGTACTAATGTAGACTTTAAAAAGTTTATGGGTGAAGCATCTATTGAATATAAAGAGTATAGAAATGCAAATGGTCAAAACATACTAATACCATTTTTAGATGGTAAAGCTATGTTCTCAATACCAGAAGGATATACTTTATATACAGGTGAAGGTTCTATAGGTACTGGTACTACCCCTGTAGACGATATAGTAGCAGATACTAATAATGCAACACAAGAAGTACGCTCAAGAGGTAGTGATGATCGTACAGAGGTTGATGTACGACCTACACCTATTGATTATGATAATATTAGCAATGAAGACCTTTTAAAATTAGCTCAAGATCAAACAGGTACTAAAGGTACTATAGCAAAAATGGCAATGGCTTTTATGGGGCCTTTAGGTATCTTTGGTATGTTAGCTATGTCACATCAAAGTAAAAAAATACAAGAAACGATTAACAAAAGAATAGCTTCTGGTATCATAGGAAATGATTTAAAAGGTGAGTTTACAGAAATACTTGGTTTATTAAGTAAAGGTTCTGGTGGATTACTTGGTGGCGTATTAGATTTCGTTGGTGGATTGTTAGGTAAAACACCAGAAGAAATTGCAAAAGCTAAAAAAACAAATATTATAACAGAAGAAAAAGCCAACCCTAATATTCCATTATTTACAGTAAATCCAAGATCGGGTGCTACTGAACTTACTGTTTCTGTACAGGATGCAGTACAATCGGTACTTAAAGATATACCTGCTACTGCTACAGATCAACAAATGACAGAACGTCTTACAAATAGAGTAAGAAATAAAATTACAGAAGGTCAGCGACAGGCATTATCAAATGCTGCATTTGCACCAACTGGAGGTGTTCTTCCAGATGATTATGATTTAGCTAGAGAAGCAATGGCTGAAGTTGCACCAATAGGTGCTGTAGATGCTTTAACTGGTACACCTAAAACAACATACAGAGATATGTCACCAGAGGAGCAAGCTAAACGTGCGTCTAGGATATCTGTAGCAGGTGTAGGTGCACAATTACCAACAGGTACTACTACAGCCGTAACACCAGAGTTAACTGGCTTAGAACAATTAGAAGCTTCTATGGCTTCAACTAAACAGTATGAACCTATTAATGACCTAATGCCCGGAGAAGTTAGAGAGGTTGCGCCTACATCATATAGTTCTGGTGCAATCAATATGCGTCCTGATGCTTTGGATATAGCTCCAGTAACTCCTGTAGATACTTCTACATATACACCACCTTCTTCTATGAGTTTTGCACCAACTGGAACTAGTGCTGACCCACAAATACAATCATACTTAGAGCCGTTAGCAGAACGTGCGGATCCTTTAATTACTACACCTGCTATAGATTATTCAACACCTTCTGGTACATTACCCTTTATGGAGTCTGTAGCAAACCAAAGAAATGTAGGATTGTCTCAGACTGATGCAATGTTACGAGGTAGCAGTGCTGACCCTCTAGTAGAACCATATGTAGCACCTTCAGTACAAAGCACCATAGGAGGAAGGCCAGTATACGATACTACAACTGCTCTGGGTAAGAGGGCTATTGAAGCTTCCTATTTGATTCCTACAGGTGATCCTGATTTAGCATCACCATCTGTCACACCTTCAACTGTGTCTAAACAAACTACTAGTGCATTTCCTTCATACACACCGCCTAGTGTTTCTGGTATAGTACCATCTAAACCAATAGGTAGTGGTCGTGGTGAAGGTGCATTTGAAGTTGCACAAAGACAGGCAGACTCTTCTCCTACATACACACCAGATGCTACACAAAAAGTACAGGGTGGTTTTGGGGTTACACCTACAGTAACTAGTTCTACAATGGATATTACTACAAAACCTGTAGCCCGACCAAGTGGGTTAGGTTCTAAAACATCTACACCTATGCAAACGTATAAAGCTGGTGATTCTAATCAAGCTACTGGGTGGATGAATCTACCAGATGCTAACATAGCTCAAGCCGCTGACTTAAACAGAAGGTATGCAAAAACAGGTGGTACTGCAGTAGATGATTACGCAGTTGGTGCTATTACAGATGGCGATAAACCCGGTGTGTATGCAGACAAAGATGGTTTTGCCTTGCGTGATGAAAACAATAGAGTTGTATTTAAAACGGATAAATATGAAGAACCCGTAGTTAAAACTACAGTATATGAAAGATTAGTTTTAAAAATGGATTCACATAAACCTGCTGGTAAATTTAATGAGAATGAAGCAAGTACTGCAAGTACCAATAAAGCAAAAACTGTTACACCAGCTAAAAAGAATCAGCTATCTAAAACAGCAAAAGCTAAGATAGGTACAGATGCTAGTGGTGGTGATCCTAACATGGCAGGTGCAGTATGGACTTCTCAACCGGGAACTAACGTATTAACACGTACATTCCCTAAGAAAGATGCTACACCTGCACCAGTAACAACTACTAGTAGCAGTAGTAGCGGTAGTAGTGGCGGTGGAAGTAGTAGCAGTGGCGGTGGTAGTAGTAAAATAGTATGTACTGCTATGAATGAGTCTTATGGCTTTGGTTCATACCGTCAGGCTGTGTGGTTAAAATATTCAAATAGTAACTTGACAAAAGAACATGAAGTAGGATACCATACATTATTCCTACCTTTAGTAGAACTTGCATACCAAAAAGATTATAAGTATGTACGTAAAACACTAGAGAATATTGCGAGACATCGTACTGCAGACCTTAGAGCAGAGATGCAAAATAAAAAACGTGATAAGTTAGGACGATTCTATAGAGCTATATTAGAACCAATCTGTTACTTAGTAGGTGCATACAAAATGTTTAGGAATAAATAATATGGATTTTGAAGAATATAAAATTAATGTGTCAAGTAGATTTGATGCACTATCGGAAGAAGATCAACAACAAATAATTGAATTAATGAGAACTCCTATAGGACAATTGGTTATAAGTGTATTGGGTAGTGAACTGTTGGATTTAACTCCTCCACAAGAAGAACCTACTGCACCTGTAAGACGTGGATTAGCAGCACGAACTATTTAATCTCTGCTAAATTTGAACTGGCTACCCATCCCCCTACCAACACTAGGCTACGGCGGCCCCAGTATGAAAGACTGAAATATGAATAATAAAATAATGGCAGAAGAAGTAAAGCCAGAAACTAAAGTTGCATTTGCAAATCGTAAGTACTCTAATGAAGACAAGCGTAAGATGGAAGAGGAAGAACTCGAACAACTTATAGCTGAACAAAAAGGTGAAACAACAGAAGCTACTGAAGAAGTAGTAGAAGCTGAACCTATTAATGCTGAAGAAAAAAGTTTTAAGAAACGCTACGGTGATCTTAGACGGCATATGCAAGACAAAGAAAAAGATTGGGACGACAAGTTTAAAACACTACAACGTCAACTTGAAGACTCAACTAAACAAGAGATTAAGTTACCTAAGTCTGATGGAGACATTGAAGCTTGGGCAGAACAATACCCAGATGTAGCGGCTATAGTAGAAACTATTGCAATTAAGAAAGCAAAAGAACAAGCGGCTGGATTAGAAGAACGTGTAAAAGAAATTGATGAAATGAAAGCTGATGCGGCACGCAAGAAAGCTGAAGTAGAATTAATGACTGCACACCCTGACTTTGGTGAAATCAGAGATGATGATGCGTTTCATAATTGGGTAGATGAACAACCTAAGTGGGTACAGGATGCTCTATATGAGAATGCTAGTGACTCACGATCAGCCGCACGTGCAATTGATTTGTACAAAGCTGATATGAATATACAAACAAAGAAACCTGCGAGCAACAATAAAGATGCCGCACGTTCAGTAAACAGTCGTAGTAACGCTACACCTGATTCAGAAGATTCTAAGAATGTATTTAAGGAATCACAAGTGAATAAGATGACAGCACAACAGTATGAAAAAGCTTCTGACGCTATTATGGAAGCCATTCGTACTGGTAAGTTTATTTACGATATGTCGGGCAATGCTCGATAAAGCTATTGACATATAATATATTTATGATATAACTATATGTACAATGTAGTAGTGTGACCCCTAAGACACAGGTTACTCACACTACGACTAAACCCACGCAAACAACAAAATACTTCTTGACAACCTAATGTCTTATGGCCCATTATAGTGAAGGTAGGCCAACTTTCATAATAATGCACCCTACAAGTACTTAGCCTCTATATAAGTGAATAGTCGTTTGCATCTGTAATCTAATGCTAAAGGAGAATTAAAATGGCATTTGGAAAGGCTTCGGGCTATACAAACTTACCTAACGGTAACTTCTCGCCCGTTATTTACAGCAAACAGGTGCAACTTGCATTTCGCAAATCTGCTATCTGTGAAGCTATCACTAACTCCGACTATTTCGGAGAAATCGCTCAAATGGGCGACTCAGTAAAAATCATAAAAGAGCCTGAGATTTCAGTTACTGCGTATCTACGTGGTACTACTATCTCAACTCAGGATTTATCCGATAATGATTTTTCATTAACAATCGACAAAGCAAACTACTTTGCATTTAAAGTTGATGACATCGAAGAAGCACACTCACATGTAAACTTCCAAAGCCTAGCTTCGGATCGTGCAGCATATCGTTTGGCTGATCAGTATGACCAAGATGTTCTTGGTTACTTATCTGGTTACAAACAGGCTGCGTTACATGCAAATGCTAGTGCGGTAAACAATGTAGTAAATGGTACTAAAGCTAACTCAGCAGCTGGTTCAGACGAACTGCTTGCAGCGAACAAGCTTATCAAAGGTTCATTTGGTAACATTACAACAACTTCTGCTGGTGATCATTCGATTCCAGTTGCAGCACGTCTGCCGGGAGCTACTGCATTACCAACAGCTACTGTTTCACCAGCTATGTTGGTGGCACGTATGAGTCGTTTACTAGACGTTCAAAACGTAGACACACAAGGTCGTTGGATCGTAATTGACCCGGTGATGATGGAAGTCTTACGTGATGAAGATTCACGCCTATTAAATGCTGACTTTGGTGGTGATGGCCTAAAGAATGGCCTAGTGTTGAACAACTTCCACGGTTTCCGTGTATACGTTTCAAACAACTTACCATCAGTAGGTACTGGTGCATCTACAACAGGTGCGGCTAACCAGAACGCCAACTACGGTGTTATCTGTGCTGGTCACGATTCGGCTGTTGCAACTGCAGAGCAGATCAACAAAACTGAATCATACCGTGATCCAGACTCATTTGCTGACATCGTGCGCGGCATGCATCTATATGGCCGCAAGATTCTGCGTCCAGAAGCTTTGGTCACTGCTAAATACAACTTAGCATAAATAAACTAATTGTAGGTGGGCTGGGAAACTAGCCCACTTATATTTGTATTTATAGGAATTAACATGGCAACATACATAAACCTAGTCAATGAACTACTTCGTAGACTTAATGAAGTACAGATTGACCTAGCTAATTTTGGAACAACTAAGAATGTTCAATCCTTAGCTAAAGATGCTGTTAATTCTTCTATACGTGAAATACTACAGGAAGCTCAAGAATGGCCTTTCACACTAGTCACGTATGAACACACACTAGAAGTAGGCACTAAAACCTACAGCTTCCCTTCTGACTTCTCTAAAGCAGATTGGGATACATTTTATTTAACTAATGCACAATCTGCATACCCAACTAAGCTACCTAGTATTTCTTATGAGTCATACATAAATGATCGAAGAAGTCTTGATGATGTAGCAGGTGCAGGTGGACACTCTAAACCAGACACAGTATATAAAACACAAGAGCATAAGTTTGGTGTAACACCAATCCCCGATAATACTTATGTTATAGAATATAGATACTGGAAAGTCCCTGCTGATTTATCTGAGAGTACAGATGTTTGCATTATTCCCGACAGATTTAAACATGTAGTAATTGATGGTGCTATGATGTACCTAATGCACTTTAGATCAAATGATCAATCTGCTAGATTACATGAAGATAAGTTTAGAACTGGTATTAAGTCAATGCGTAGATTGTTAGTAGACAGTAAAGACTATTTAAGTTCTACTGTAATATATAGGACGGGTAGTACCTTTTAGATGGTTGATAAACTAAGTACATATGTTTCAGTTTGTGCTGGTGGTTTAATAACTAATGTAGACCCCCTAACACAAGCAGTAAACCTATCAGGTAGTGCAGTACGTATGATAAATTACGAACCTGCTTTGTCTGGTGGGTATCGTCGTATTAGTGGATATGCAAATGATTATGGTACTGTACCGGGCACAGGTCCTGTTTTAGGTGTAACAGTAAATGGTAATTTACATGATGGTATATTCGCATGTAGAAAACCTACAACTGGACATGACTATTTATATAGATGGCAAGACTCCAGTGATTCTTGGGTAGCTATACCCGAAGCTGGTAATCCTAATATGACTAATGTTACTAAAGTACGTTTTAGTAATTTTAACTGGTCAGGTGAGGTGATACTACTTACGGATGGTGTTAACCCTGCGGCAACCTATAATGGTACTACTTACACACAGATTACACATGCGGATGCTCCAAACAACCCTAAGTACTCTGAAGAGTTTTCATCTCATATATTCTTGTGTGGTGATTCTTCTGAACCATATAACCTATACTTTAGTGCACCATTAAATGCTACGGACTTCAACTCTGGTTCTGGTGCTGGTGTTATCAATGTAGGTTACACTATAACAGCTATCAAGAAGTTCCGTAATCAATTATATATCTTTGGTGCTAATAACATAAAAAGATTAGTTGGTAATAACATTGCTAACTTTACACTAGAAAACGTTACATCTAATATGGGTTGCCTTGCTCCCGATTCTGTGGTAGAGTTTGGTGGTGACTTATTATTCTTAGGTCCTGATGGTATACGACCCATATCTGGTACTGATAAAATTGGTGACGTTGAGCTTGCTACAGTATCAAAAGAGATACAGTCTATATTTGATAACTACTATCTATCAGAACAGATAACGGACATTTCTATTGTAGTACTAAGAAAGAAATCACAGTTTAGGTTCTTCTTTAAAAATGATGCTTCATTATCTTTAATAGGTGGCATACGTAAGAGTCAGAATAAACAGAGTATCTTTGAGTATAGTCAGTTAATTGGTATAGAAGCTAATTGTGTAGCTAGTGGATATATAGGCCAGTTTGAACATGTGATACATGGTGATGGTGCAGGTAAAGTACATCGCCAAGAAAAAGGTAATAACTTTGGTGGACTTGAAATATTTAGTTTATTCCAAACACCTTACTTTTATATGGAAGACCCAGAAGTACGTAAGATAGTACATAAGGTAAACACATACCTTAGATCAGAAGGTGACACAGAAGTATTTGTTGGCGTGTCATATGACTATGATGATTCAAACACATTAAACCCTACCAACTATGATTTTACTACAGAGGGTGCGGCTTCAGTATTTGGTACAGCCATATATGGAGCAGGTGGTATTTATGATGGTAATCCATCACCTAAGACATTAACTAACATAGAAGGATCGGGTAACTCTGTGTCTATAAGTTATGTTACCAACAATACAAATGCAAGTCATACTATACAGGCAATAGCCTTGACGTATGAGACAGCCGACAGGAGATAATACTTTGGCAGGTTATGTAAGACAGTCTACAGCAGACATAGTACCAACAGCTACGGTTCGAGCAGCCCCAATTAATGCTGAGTATAACAAACTCCGTGATGCATTTGCTATATCAAGTGGACACAAGCATGATGGATCAACAGGAGAAGGTGGATATATTCCTCTTATCGGTGATGTTGATGCATTAAACAAAGTTGTTATAGATACATCAAACAATAGAGTTGGTGTATTCGTAGAAGTATCATCTGCGGCTGTAGAACAAGTACGTTTCCAAGATGGTGTTATACTTCCAGTTACAACTAATGACATTGACTTAGGTTCAAGTTCAGCTAAGTTCAAAAACTTACACTTACAAGGCACTGCTACAATAGCTACTGTAGATATTAATGCAGGTAATATTGATGGCACTATCATTGGTGCAAGTACACCTACAACTGCTACATTTACAAGTGCTACATTAAACAATAACTTAACTGTTACAGGTACATCAACACTTGTAGGTACTACAACTATTACATCAGTTGACCTTAACTCAGGTGCAATTGATAATGCTACTATTGGTTCAGCTACACCAGCGGCAGGTACATTTACTACACTGAATGCTAATACATCTTTAGTAGCCGCTACAGCAGACATAAATGGTGGTACATTAGATGGAGCTACTGTAGGTGCATCAGTACCAAGCACAGGTGCATTCACTACATTAGGAGCTTCTGGTACATCAACTCTTGCCACTGTAGATATTAACGGCGGTAACATAGATGGTACGGTTATAGGTGCTTCTACAAAAGCCGCAGGTAGCTTCACAACGCTGTCTACAACAGGTCAAGCTACCCTAGCTACTGCGGACATTAACGGTGGCTCTATAGACGGTTCTACGATAGGTGCATCATCAGCATCTACTGGGGCATTTACTACACTGACTGCTTCTGGCGGTATCACTGGATCGCTGACAGGAAACGTAACGGGTAATACCGCTGGTGTTCATACTGGTGCAGTAAATGGCAACGTAACAGGAAACCTAACAGGTAATGTAACCGCAGGTTCTGGCACATCTACATTCACTAATTTAGTAGTCAACGGCAATCTTAATATGAATGCTGGTACATCTGCTACTATTACTAATCTAACAGCACCAAGTGCAGACTTAGATGCCGCAACTAAGAAATATGTAGATGATGAAATATCAGGACTTATTGGTGATGCAGGTGCAGGGCTAGATACACTAGGTGAATTAGCTGATGCTCTCAATGATGATGATGCATTCAGCACTACAGTAACAAACTCTATTGCGACTAAACTACCTAAAGCTGGTGGCACAATGACAGGTGCTATCGCAATGAGTACCAACAAAATTACTGGAGTAGGCAATCCTACATCAGCACAAGATGTATCTACAAAAGTATATACAGACACACAGAGAGATACTCGTGTAGCTAAGACAGGCGATACCATGTCTGGTGCATTAGCTATGGGTAACA